AAGGAGGAGAAGTCCGTGTCATTAACGATGACGAGGTCATCGCAACCATCGTTGATCCTGACGATGTTAAAAGCTATGGAGCATAGTAATGGCAGAAGCAGCAGAAAAGACCACAGATCTAGCCGCTGAACTTGATGAAGAACAAGGGAAAGAAATAGAGATTGCCGAGGAGGAATCTCAAGAAGCAGAGGCTGTTGAAGAAACTGAAGAGGACTCTGACTCCGAAAAGGACGAGAAGGAAGAAGAGCTTGATCAGTATTCCAAGAATGTTCAGAGCCGTATAAGCAAGATTACGCAGAAGTATAGAGACGAAGAAGCACAGAGGATTGCAGCGGTTGAGTTTGCTCAAAAGGTGAAAGAGCAAAACGACGAACTTAGAAATCGTTTGACCGCTCTCGACCAGTCTTATGTCGGTGAGTTCGGCACAAGGATCGAGTCTCAGATCGCTGCTGCAAAGGTTGCGTATCAGAAAGCATATGATGAGGGTGACGCTGACTCTATGTTTGAGGCTCAGAAGAACTTGAGCAAACTTGCACTAGAAGAAGCACAAGTGGAGAATGCCAAGAAGAGGCAAGAGCAACAAGCTGCTGCTCCGCCACCTGCACCACAACAAGCTGCACCACAACAGCAACAAAAGGCCAAACCTGACGCTAAAGCAGAAGCTTGGGCATCTAAGAATGACTGGTTTGGTCAAGATCAAACAATGACTTACGCTGCTTTCGGCATTCATAGACAGTTAATCGAAGACGAAGGATTTGACCCAACGTCCGATGAGTACTATACTGAACTTGATCGTAGAGTCCGNTCAGAGTTTCCACAGAAGTTTGGANGCTCTAAGGACAAAGGACCCAGAGTCGCTTCTGCTGAGTCCACGGCTTCCAAGTCGTCTACAAAAAAGGGGCGCAGAACAGTCAAGTTAACCCCTTCGCAGATTCAGATAGCGAAGCGATTAAATGTTCCGCTCGAAGAATACGCTAAGTATGTTAAGGAGTAATGAAATGACTGATTCTACAAAAAGATCGCCTCGCGAAGCGGAAACTCGCGCAAAGACCCAACGCCGTAAGCCTTGGGCACCTCCATCTAAGCTGGAGGCTCCAGAACCACCCGCAGGGTATAAGCATCGTTGGATCCGTACTTCACTTCGTGGTGAAGATGATCAGATGAATGTGACTACCAAAATGCGTGAAGGGTGGGAACCTGTCCGTGCTGACGAATATCCTGAGATGGCTGGTAAATTTCCAACCATTGATTCAGGTGCTAATGCAGGGACAATTGGAGTCGGCGGTTTAATGTTGGCTAGAATACCTGAAGAAACGGTTGAAGAAAGAACTGAATATTTCCGGGAGCAGACCCGCACTCAAATGGATGCCGTGGATCAAAACTTAATGAGGGAACAACATCCTTCTATGCCTATCCATAGTGATAGGAAAAGTCGTGTATCGTTCGGAGGCCGTAAGGACGGCTCTGATTAACTCAATCAGCTATGTATAAGGAGTATTTATCATGGCAAATTCCAATGGAGCCTTTGGTCTACGACCATATGGTATGCTGGGTTCAGCGCCTAATTCCACTGGGACGACTGAGTATCGTATCGCATCTGATAACTCAAACCCGATTTTCCAAGGCATGGCGGTTATCCCGCTTGCTGCTGGTGTTATTGACGATCTGCAAGCTGCTGCTGGCGGTAACGTCTCTATCGTGGGTGTGTTTAATGGGTGTGAATACGTCTCATCGACCACTGGAGAAGTAATTCGTTCTAACACTTGGCCCGGTTCAGGTGCTGATTCTAACTTTCCCTGTTAGAGCGTTTTTGTATGACAACCCAGCACAACTGTTCACCATTGCTACATCAAACGTAGTTTCTGCTGCTAATACAGAAGCAGAGATTCGTGCAGCAGTGTTCGCAAACATCGCGTTTGCAACTGGTAACAGCGGTTCGACTACAACTGGTATCTCTTCTGCAACAGCAGATTTGAATACTATCGCCACCACCAACACTTTAGCTATGCGTATCATGGGTGTACAAGATGACCCTGATAATGCTGACTTCACTGCTGCTGGTATTCCGTTAATCGTTCGTATAAACAACCACTTCAATGCGCCAACAGGCTCCATTGCAGCGGCTACTGTTTCTACGACCGGCGTATAAGGAGGCTGATCAATGGCTATTTCTCGCGCACAACTAGCGAAAGAACTGGAACCCGGCCTTAATGCTTTATTCGGCATGGAATACGGACGGTATGAAGGTCAACACGCTGAGATCTTTGACACCGAGTCATCTGACCGGGCGTTTGAAGAAGAGGTTATGTTATCTGGCTTTGGCGCTGCTCCTGTAAAACAGGAAGGCTCCTCAGTTTCATTTGACGACGCAAACGAAGCTTTCACTGCTCGTTACAACCACGAGACAGTGGCTATGGCATTCTCAATCACTGAGGAAGCTGTAGAAGACAATCTTTATGATCGTCTGGCATCACGCTATACACGGGCACTTGCACGTTCTATGGCACACACCAAGCAGGTTAAAGCTGCATCAATCTTGAACAACGCATTTACTGCTGGCGCTTCTGCTGGTGGTGACGGTGTTGCTCTTTGTGATGCATCACACCCGCTTACAAACGGTGGCACTTTCAACAACGAGCCAGCAGTGGCTGCTGATCTGAACGAAACTTCTCTCGAAGATTCACTCATCAGCATCGCTGGGTTTGTTGATGAGCGTGGTCTGGTTATTGCCCTCAAAGGCATGAAGCTAATCATTCCTCGTCAGCTTCAGTTTGTTGCCGAGCGTCTTATGGTATCAAACCTTCGGGTAGGTACAGCAGACAACGATGTAAACGCACTCAAGTCAATGGGCATGCTTCCAGACGGTTATGTAGTTAACGACTACCTGACTGACACAGATGCGTTCTTCCTGAAGACTGATGCTCCGAATGGCTTTAAGCACTTCGAGCGTATGGCATTGTCAACTAGCATGGATCCAGATTTCGATACTGGCAACATGCGGTACAAGGCTCGTGAGCGTTATAGCTTCGGATTCTCAGACCCACGTTGTGTATTCGGTTCACCGGGTGCATAAGTGAGTTTGTTGAAACAAATACAAAGGGCGGCTGTTCAGTCGCCCTTTTTTATTGTATAGTTATATTAATTCCTGACAGTCGCATTGGGCGGCTGACACTAGCCACGACAGGAGATACTTAAATGGCTAATACTACGTTCAACGGAGCAGTCCGCTCTGAAAACGGTTTTAAAGTTATCAATAAAAACTCAACCACGGGTGCGATAACAGAAACCTCTTCTATTGCTTCTACAGGCATTGTCACCAACAAATATATAAAGCACGTTGGTTATGCCACTGGCGTTACTGTAAACACTACAGCAGGTGACAGCCCAACTATTGGTGAGTTCACACAGCCAGCAAACACAATTATTACTGACATTAAAATCTTTTGTGATGTTTCTCCAGTTATTGGAACAGGTGATATTGGTTACGAAGTTGGTACATCTAGTTCTGGCGCACAGATTGTTGCGGCGGTTACTGATGAAATCCTTGATGGTGGTACAACTGTTGTTGTGCACAACGTAACGACCACGACTTTGGTTGCTCAAACTCAGAGTGGAACAACAGCCCCAGCTTCTGTTCAGTACACAGACACCGCAAGAACCATTTTCTGTAACATCACCAATACAGTCGATGCAACAACAGCAGGTTCTTTCACATTCATCGTTGAGTACGTTCAAATTGCGTAATTGATATAGGAGGGGGAAACCCCTCCTTGTATTACAGGAGATTGATATGGCAGATGCTGTAACATCGCAAACACTTGTTGATACCCCGAAAACCGCAGTTTTGAAATTTACTAACATTTCAGATGGTTCGGGTGAAAGTGCCGTTAAAAAAGTTGATGTATCTGCGTTATCTGCAAACACAGATGGCAGCGCATGTACAAGAGCCACTATAGAAAAGATCTGGTGGCAGTGTAATGGAATGAAAGTCAAAATTTTGTTTGACGCTACAACTGATGATTTCTGTATTGAATTGGGTGAGAACCAAAGTGGTCATCACGACTACATTAGTTTTGGTGGTTTAACTAACCCAGCAAGTTCTGGTGTTACAGGTGATATTATGTTCACGACTGTAGGTCACACTTCTGCGGACACATACACCATTATTATGCAAGTGCAAAAGAGCTACTAGTAATGGCTCGTAAGGCAGACAAGCAGCCTCCAAAGACAAAAAAGTATTTTCGCTCCACCAAAAGTGGGGCGGGGATGACAAAGGCTGGTGTTGCCAAATATAAGAGAGACAATCCCGGCAGCAAGCTGAAGACCGCTGTTACGGGTAAGGTTAAAAAAGGTAGCAAGGATGCTAAACGCCGTAAGTCATTTTGCGCTAGATCTGCTGGGCAGATGAAAAAGTTTCCGAAAGCTGCTAAAAACCCTAATAGCCGTCTAAGACAGGCTAGGAGAAGATGGAAATGTTAAGCTCTCAGTTTATAGCAGGAACTATCTTTGTTGCGTTTGTGGGTGCGTGTGTCACGGGACTCACATGGATATCATCAACTCTCATTGAGGTTGATAAGAATGTAGCGGTCATGGCTATGAAGATGGATGCTAACAACGAAAAGGTAAACGAGCTTCACGACATGATTAAACCGATGTGGGAGGAGTTTACCGGAAGGACATACGATGGCAATCTCGCGAGGTTCAATGTCAAAACAAACTAGCAAAGGCGGATCTAAGGATGCCTGTTACCACAAGGTTAAGCGCCGTTATAAGGTCTTCCCGTCAGCGTATGCAAGCGGGGCTATCGCCAAGTGTCGTAAAGTCGGCGCGAAAAACTGGGGGAACAAGGGAAAAGCAAAAGGGGGGACGTACAAGTACAAAACAACAAGGATACTTTAAATGGAACCAATTTCGACTGCCCTTGCAGGAATAGCATTATTTAAAAGTGCAGTCGACGGCATCAAGAGTGCTATTGGAACTGCTAATGATGTGTCTGATATTGCCGGGTACATAGACAATCTGTTCGAGGGTGAAAGCCAAGTACAGAAAAAACGCAACAAGAAATCCGGCGTAGGCGTAGGCGATCAGTTTGGTGTTACAAGTGTTGCCAGAGAAGTAATTGATGCTAAATTAGCTCAAGAACAAATGCGCGAAATAGCACAAATGATTGACTTGCGTTTTGGTCCCGGTACTTGGAAATCTATTACGGAAGAGAGAGCCAAACGTATAAAAGCTGCAAAAGAAGCTGCTGCGGAAGCTAGAAGAAAAAAGATACAAGAGGCTAGAGAGTTTGAAGAAAATCTAAAACAGTTCTTTATGGTTAGTGGTCTTGTAGTTATTGTTATAGTATTTTTTGCTGTAGTGATTTCTATGATAGCGAGAGCAGAAACTAAGTTTGTTGAGTGTAGGCTGGAAAGATATAAGAAAGTAAATGGTGAATGGCATTGTGTCTATTTAGGAGCCAATAAGACTAGAACATCAATGATAGTAAGTGAATTTTGTCCTAGATCTTACATGTGTGAATATGATCCAAATAGTAGTGATAAGCTCGTAGAGTGGTAGTATGGCTGTAAGAAAGACAAAAAAAGGTGCGGCGCTCAAGAGGTGGTTCAAGGAAGAGTGGAAGGACGTTTCCACGGGGAAAGCGTGTGGGCGTAGGAAGGGTGAAAAACGGAGTACTCCATATTGTCGCCCCTCCAAGCGTGTCTCTTCTAAAACTCCAAAGACCTCCAAAGAAATGACGGCAGCAGAGAAACGTAGTAGGGTTTCTCAAAAGAAAAGTCTTGGTCAGCCAGCAGGTAAGCCACGGCGTGTAAAATCTTTAAAAAGGAAAAAGAAATGAAAAATATTCCCGCAGGAGATAAAGGTAAAGGCTTGTCGATGTTGCCCACTCCCGTTCGCAATAAGATGGGTTTTAAAAAAAAGGGCGGTACAGTCAAAGCTAAAGACGGTAAGTTTATGTGCGCTCCTCGTAAGTTAGAAGCTGGCGCTATGAGTATGCCTACCAGAAAGAAGTAAAATGCGCGAACTCATAGAGGAGTGGGTTCACAATGATCTAAGTGTGGTAGACCCGGACGTAGGATACGCACCTTGTCCTTTTGCTAAAAAAGCCTTGATGGATGGCAGGCTAAGAGTTGTTGAGTGTGAAGGCAGGCAAGATCTATGGAGCAAGGTGGCAGCAGAATGTAATTCATTTAGCTCTGATCACTCGGTTGTTGTTTGTTTAGAAGAGGAACCAAGTCAAACATACGAAGAGGTTGAAAGTGCTTGTATAGCGATGAATGAGTGGTTTGCTCTTAATAAGTTAGATTTATGGCTATTATCTTTTCAAACTGACTTTACTATGGTTTTTATACAAAGATTGTCAGAACTAGATGATGCTAGTAAGATACTAGAGAAGACAGGATATTATAAAAACTACAGCAAAGAAGACTACTTAAATTTAATTCTAGCCAGAAGAAGGAGACGGGAAGATGATGGGTGCTAAGAAAAAAGTCATGAAGCGCAAAGGCGGCGGTAAAGTTGTAGCTAAAAAAATGATGGGTGGTGGTGCTGCCAAGAAAGCCATGAAGCGTATGCGTGGCGGCGGTGTTCAAAAGAAGATGATGCGTGGCGGCAAAGTTAGGATGAAGTAATGGCAACGTCAGGATCCAGAGATTTTGACATTGATGTAGCGGAAATCATCGAGGAAGCATACGAAAGATGTGGACTCGAGGTTCGTACTGGGTATGACACTAAGACCGCCAGACGTTCTTTGAATCTCATGTTTGCTGATTGGGCGAACAGAGGACTAAACCTCTGGACGGTGACTCAGGCCACTCAAGCATTAACCTCTGGAACCGCGACGTATACCTTTACCACTGCATACACTGACATACTTGAGGTGG